TCTGTGGGATGTATAAATGTTCCTCACACGTCTGGACTGGCTTGCCCTTCGCGCAGCTCCACGTTCCATCCTGCTCTGGAGTTACATGGCTACAAGTTCTGCACGAAACCTCTGGTATCTTGCAGCCATGACAAACCGACCAGTAGCTGCAAAACTTGCACTGCCAATTGCTTGGATCTTCGTGCAGCTTGGAGGGGGGCGTGGCGGCAAACACAATGTTCTTGGCTTTGCTGATAAGCAATCCACCCACAGCCTTGTCGCGCTTTATGACTTCGCCATACATCTCATCGTTATTTTTATTTACTGCAAAGAAATAGCATCTGTCGATGTCGCCCAGATGCATACCGATTTGGCATTGCGCCCAATAGATTGGCTTGGATTTCTTGCAACCTAAATTCTTGAGAGACTTAAAGTTCTTGTCGTTCATTGTTTTGAACTCCAAGGTATGTGGCTCTTCACTCTCCGCAAATCCCTGACCAACGCCGTCGAGGCTCAATGCAAAGTGGCCTCCGCATCCCTCGAACCTAATCTGCTTACCAGTATCTGGGTCACGCTCCCAGACAGTAACGCCAACGGCACGTAGGTTTGCCACAATGCGATCCTCTTCGCGGTCACCTGTCTCAAACAAGCGCAACATACGGCCATCAAAGCTGGGCCTCCAAGCGTGTCTGAATTGATACCACAGCGCGCGGCTGCACTCGTTCCCAATTTGTGATCCACCAAGGTGTGGCCGATGCTCGTTTTTACGCTGCACTTTATAGTGCTGGTAAATAGCCTTAATAGTTTCAGGGTCAGAGTATATGTCAAGTTTCACGCGCTTCTCCTTCTATTCATAAAATGGGGCAGACTTGCCACCCCATCCTTCAATAGAACTCTACTTCTTTGCCCAAGGTGGTGAGGCAGATCCTGTAGATGCCGTGGCAGCTACATCCGCAGGAGCTGGAGCCGTAGTCGCCCCACCGACTGCGTCATAGCCCTTGATGTCATTAGACGCTCCGTATTCGCCATCCGCTGGCTTCACAGCCAACTTTACCATCAGGGGCTTGTCACGCAGCTCAACGCTGTCCTGTGGATTGTTAACATCGATAGCACGGCAAATACTGGAAAGGCTGCTCTGTGCAATCTGTACCGCAACGCTGTTCGGGTTATCTAAGTTTAGTCTGTCAAACACCTTGCGACCCGCGTGTTGGCCTTCGATCACTTCAATAGTTAGCTGAAGGTATGATCCCGTCATCTTCTTCGTTGGCTTTTTTTCAGTGTCAGTGATGACGCACTTATACCAATTCGCTGGCAGCGGTTCGTATGATGTTGCTGGTTCAAAATCCAGCGCGTTGAATCCATTTAAGTCCATTTTAGTTTTCCTTTTGGTTTGGTAAAAATTCGTTGAAAGGGTTGCCGCCTTCAAAAGTGAAGGGCAGCGGTTCAGTGATGTTAAACCGATTCTTGGTAACGCTAGACGCCTGTGGGAAACACAAGATCTCACGCTCACCTGTCGAGATTGCGCGCTTCTTATCGCCTTCACCTCTAGTAAATGTCTTCAGTCGGATTAGACCAACTAGATCGACGTTGTCAGTCCAATGTCCTTGAGACTTTTTATGGAGCTTCAAGACGTATCGATTGTAAGGGTCCATATCAGGAAGGGTCAATGTCTCGACATCTGCGTGAGCTAAGAATACCACGTTCATACCGCTTTCATAAGCCAAACTCCCCGCATATTCCCGCACCTGCCGATGAATCTCTGAGGCAGCACCGTACCCCGCCCCGAATCCTCCAGCCGCTTGATTTATGCTCTTGGCTTTAGGATCGGCTGCAACTATCTCGCTTTCGATCAAGGTTGCCAACTGAGTTATGCTGTCAATAACCAGCGTCTTAAACTCATGCTTCTCTGTTCCAAGAGTTTCAATAGCGTCCAATACTTCCTGACTGGATGTCGCCAGTGGGAACAGGCTGACATTATCATTACCTGTCAGTGACGCTGTGCCATCCTCAGTTCTGATGAACACAACTGGCCCCGGCATCATTGCCGCCAGCGTGGTTTTTCCCATCCCGCCCTCGCCGAAGAGGGTCATTATGACCGGACGTTGTCCTGTCGGCTTCGACAGTGATTTAAGATTTATAGACATATAAATTCCCTATTCTCCCATTTATCTTTGAATACGAGTGCAAATACCTCGTCTAAAATTTCATCAATTGATCGTTTCATTTTACTTCTCCTTTTTAAACATTGCATATTCGTTCCAGCCATCGATGAAACTTAGATCCGCTCGAAGTCTGGCTTGTGTCATTGGCGACTTAGTCAGGAACTTGTTGTAACAATTTATCAACAAGGCATACCTAAAATTATAATCAGCCTTTTTTTGTTTTTGCTGGTCACTGATCATGAACTCACGGCAAAAAACCATTGCGTCATTCTCATATGTTCTTTGTCCGTCTCTCCAAACTTGGACCATAGAATCAGCTTCATCATTGTTACCTAATGATGACGATATATAGTGCAGAGCAGTTAGAGAGCTTGCCATACCGGGGAAAGATTTATAGCAAATTTCCGCACTATCCCAAATTTTTGGGTGCATCTCTAATACTTCAAACATTTCGCTGTGCGTAAGAATTGACGTTTTTCTGGTTGTTTTATTAGCCAAACTCGCCATAAAGTTAATGGCACTTCCTACCGCCGCACCGTGCTTTGTTCCGTCCATTTGAGCGCGGTCATTAAACGAACGCTTCTTCCCACCGTCGATGGTCTTTTTTACAGTATTCGGAAGCCCTGTAATTAAAACAGTTCGGAAAGGTTTACCTGCCATTACGCAAGCAGTCAGTCTATTTTGACCATCAATTAACTCACCATCAATGGCGACCTTAATTGTCTCTCCGTTAAGCTGCCAAGACCCATTAAGCATGTCGGTCATGTAGTGAGTATAGTTTGGCTTTGATAGCTTACGGTTTGCGTAGTTCTTTGTAAGAAGTTCACTCGCCATCTCAGGTGTGATGGTTGTAAATATTTTATCAATGTGCATTTCATTTTTCCTTTCTAAGTTTTATAGGACGATAAATATTGTCCACAGAGCGTGTACCAATAAAAAAATTGCCTCAAATGATTCCATTATACAAACTCCAAATCTGGGTGGTCGCGCCACCATTTCAATTTACGCTCTAACCGTATTTGGTCTGGGCTTTGCGTTAGGCCGTCCAAAAAGGTAACCCCTTTGAACGCCTTAATTAGCATCTCAAGCTCGACATCAGTGAGGGTCATTATATCGCCTCTACTTTAACGCCGATCTTGCCCTGCTTAGTTTCAAACGCACTGGCAACCTTTGCCCACATGCGATGCTCTTTCTCAGCCAAGTAGCGACAGCCAACCGAATCAACCGACAGTGACGTCTTAACTGGGTGCATACTCTCAGGAATTTTGTGTTTGATTTTTTCCCAAACAACTGGATCAATTTTACGAGACACAGTCTGTGTCAGTGTAATCTTGTGGTGTTCCAACTTGTGGGAGATTGAGCCTTCACCTTTTGCCTCTAAAGCTGCGGTGATCTGCTCCTCTATCGCGTGGCGCTGTGCGATAATCTGTCTTTCTTGCGCCTTTACTTCTAGCCAATTGGAGGCCAACCCATCGATATTGCTCACTGCAATTTCCTTTCGATTCTTCTTCTATTTTTCTCTCTCTACAAAAATCGGTTTACAGAAAATGTTTCAGGGAGTAAAGATATTTTTGTACATAATCGTAAAAAAGGTGAAAAATGCAAAAACTAATACCAATAGACGATATCAGAATGGCGCTACAAGATCGCCGCCTGACTGTCGTTGCAGAGCGGTGTGGACTATCCCATCCCACTGTAAAATCGATTGCCACAGGCAACGAACAAATCAGTCTCACCACATGGAAAAAACTTAGCGAATATCTGAGCGAGGCGGAATGAGTTTTCCAGTTCAAGACTACTGCTCTAATCTAGGCTGGTATCTCGTAACAATACCCGCAGGCTCTAAAGGGCCGACCCGATTCGGGTGGCAGCAACCAGAGAAAGCTCTGTCAGATCCAGAAGCAGCGCGTCTCTATTATGAGCAGAACCCGACCCACAATGTTGGTCTACTACATGGTGCG